CAATTCTCGGGGTGGAGTTTCTTTAAGATTGTTAAGTATATTGCTATAATCGCTCATTAATCTAAAATATTTGGTTTGATAGCTTCTTCTTCTAAATCTCCTTCTTCAATTAAATCAAAATCTATACTACCAACTAATTTTAGCCAATGTTCTTTATGTTCGTTTTTATACTTATCAATAGCTCTCTTGTCATCGGGTATAAACCCGTGAGATGTCATTACTACTCTTCCTCTAGACTGTACACCACCGATATGGTTTTTCTCTACTTGAACGTTAGTACGTTTAGCAAATTCTACCTGAAGCCCGTCTTTTATAGCCTTTATCTTAGATGTACCCGGGTTAGTAATATTCCCGAAAGTTATAACTAAGGTAGAATCATACCACATAGACATTCCTCCTTTATTCTGCAATTTAGGTTGCCCCATTGGAGATTCAGGTTTCATAGTCCATACCTTATTAATAGCTACCAGTGTGTTAGTATACGGAGAGTTTTCCTTTCTAGATAGTAGTATCTTCTGATTAAGGTTATTACCAAATTGAGTAGACATTGCCCCTGCATTCCATTCATTATTGTTTTTATTAGAACGTACTGATAAATCACAAGGAATAGAGCCGATAGAGTCCCAGAAGAAACACATATCGTAAGGTAAGTTCCCTTTCGCCTGTTCGTCCATAAGGTCAGCCATGTAAACTGCTACTTCTTCAATAGTATTTAATGTACCTCTATCAGCATACAAAAAATGCCCTTCATAGTCCACAACGTTTCCGTTATCATCTTTAACTTCCTCAAACTTAAGTCCCATTTCTTTAGCATGTTCCCAAGACCATTTCATCTCCGAGATAATGAATACCGGTAGTACACCCATTTTTTGAGCATTAACTGCCGCTTCTAATAAAGCTGTTGTTTTACCTGTATCACTATGTCCTCTTAGTAGTGTAATATGCCCTGTAGGAATACCTGGAAGAGAGGTAATGTCCTGAAAAGCTTTAGATAGGGGAATCCATCCCTGTTCTTTAAACTTTACAGAAGCATTAGAAAATCCTTTCTTCTTCTTAAAATTACCTAGATTGAAACTCTTTTTGACTGCCGCAGATGCGGCTGCTTTTACCTCTTTGCTTTGTTTTGCCATTTCTATTCGTTAAATAAGTCATCAAATTTACTAACTGTGTCTTTGTTGCCAGCCGTAGCTGTTTCCAAAGTAAAGTCTGTTTTTTGTTGACCTAAGCTTTCTGGCAGTTTATCTTCTTTAGTATTACTAGTAGTATCGTTACTCTCTTCTACTGCATTTGGATCTAAATAACCTTGAAGTTTCTTTTTGATAAATTCGTAATCATACTCTGTATGTACCTCTAAAGGATTAGGTTGTGATTTTAACCATAAATCCACATGATCGTTATTATCTGATAAAGGAGTCTGTTTAGGTTTAATTCTAACAGTAGTTTCAGGGTAAGGATTACCTTTTTGTTGTTCTACTACCATATCCCATCCGTTTAGTACGTCTGTGAAGTCTCCAATATCTTCATCTTCTGCTAAAGCAAGTAATGCTTTGTAGATTGTTACTCCGAATCCCCATAATCGTACTCCTTTATCCTCTTCTCCTCTAACTACTACAGGAGCAAAGATACGAGTTTTAGGTGATATTTTACCTGATAATGACCAATTGTCTTTATCGCTTGTTTTCCTTAACTCTTTAACAAATTCCTCAATTGGGTCTTGCTTACCAAAATTGGAAAGTGCTATCATTGGAAATTTACCAATTCCGTAGTGGAATTTAAGTTCTTTGAAAGGAAAAGAAGGATCAAAAGCAGATGGTACTATACGTACGGTCTGTTTACCTAATTCTGGTTTCCAAAAGATTTTTGTGTAGTCAGTCTTTTCTCTTTCCTGACCATTTGTGTTTAGCGCATCTAATTTAGCGCGGATTGCATTGATATCCATATAACTGATTTTAAATTATAACTTATTATTAATATAGGAATAAAAAATCAAAGAGCCAACTATAGCTCAATAATTTTATATAACTTTGTGTTCACTCTTTTGAGTTCTGGACCTTTAGTAAGAAGTACGCAATTGCGATAATCAGGCCAGTTTATTCTATAGCTAGTATCTAACGTACCGCCGTTAAGTTCTTTAATTAATGTGTTTAAAGCATTAATGGTATAGAGAGTATTAGTTTCTTTCTTTCTGTGTACTAATATAGTGTTATCTATAAAAGCTCCTACATTTCCAAAATCTACATTATAAGTACACATATATTCATCTTGGCTTTTAGAATACAGTACGAATATTTTATTATATATGATTTTGTATCTATCTTGAATCGAGGTTAAAACCTCTTCAAGTCCTTCTTCTGTTGAAAAGGTACAAAACAGCTTGTTGCTCATATCGTCGCTGGTAAAAATAGGTTCTATGTCGTAGTCGAACCTTGGTGATTTAGTTGTTGTTATCATATATAAATAGTTGTGCTGATTTATAACACTAAATTAGTGCTATATTTAAATTTTACCGGGTATTTTCCCTGTTTTTCCATTATTGTTTGTATCTCTGATAAAGTCTGTTTACCGTCTTCTTTATTAAAATCGAATAAAATCGCATCATAAGTGTATAACGTTATAAATGATTTTTTATCTCTTAGATACTTTAGTATATCTTTTAATATAGTAATATTATTTGAAGTCTCCAACGATTGCATCATATAATTCATTAATTTTGCTGGGTTCATATCTTGGAGTTTGTTTGTAAATGCTTTTCCTGATTGAGGATTCCAAACATACCCTGCTTCTGTATAACTCTTCCACATGGCATCTATATACTCCTGTACTTCTTTAAATATTTTAAGATTTTTATGCTCTTCCGGTATCTTCCCGTATATAGCATGAAAATTAATCTGTTTTGCCCTATTGTACTCTTCTTCAGATATATCTTGCTTACCGAAATACTGTTTAGCTAACTGTTTATGAGCCGATTCATTAGTCAACGGGTAATCTAACTGTTCTGCTAGTAACCTTAAATGGTATCCATCGAAGTCAAACTCTACAAAAAAGTCATTCTGAGGTTTAAAACACTGTCTATGTTCTGGTGTCTTAGGTATAGCAGCAAAGTTTACAGAGTTAAATGTGTTTGTAGGTCTGGATGTACTATTGTATAGGTTGTATTCGGTATAAACAGTATTATTATCAGTATTAAAGAGAGGATTCTTGGGTTTAAATAATTCATTAAAGCTATCGTATAGTATACCTACACCGTTCTGTTCTAGTAAATAAAATACATTTGTAGTAATATTATTATAAAAGTCAAATCCATCCGGTATCGGTAGTTCCAGGTACTGCTCTACTTGGTTGAATATATTCTCGCATCTCTCATAGAGTTTAACTATGGGAATTATTCTATTTATGTTGGGATTTTCACTATGTGTTCGGTAATACCAGTCTATAGTTGTATTTGTTGTAGAGTATTCTAATCTTTTATAATTACTCATAGAATAAACTAGAGATATATCTATAGCTCTCTGTAAATTAAAGTAATATAGAAGAGTTTTCTTGTTTAGTGTGTAAAGAGTTTGTGCTTTTTTAAGAATGTTGTAGATACGTTCTTTATCTACATTTAATCCATCGTTATGAGAGATAGGAATGAAGTACCCTTGTTTATCTCCTACTACTCTAATATAAACTCCTACTGTTGAAGTTAATTTAGAATGGTAATAGAAATTTGTACTAACTACATCTACATATAGAGGAGAATTAGTTTGGTTTTCTAACCAGTCAATTTGATCTTTTGATTCTAATATATAAAACACTTGTTTGTAACCTTTATTATAATATACGAAAATATTTCGTATCTACAACTCTTTTCCTGGAGAAGGTATAATAATGTCTTTTTTCTGAGGTTTGTATTCCTTAGATGAAGGTATAAATGTATCTTCGACGTATTCTAATGGACTTTTAATAAGTCCTTCTATTACCGGAATAGTTTTTTTAAGTTCCTGTACTGTTCTACTGTTAATGGTCTCTAAACCTTCTAAAAAATATCCGTTTACAGTTCTATCTTTAGCAGAACCTTTAATATACCAGTCAGCTATCGCTAATTCAGTACATAGGTCTTTGTTTACATTTAAATTTTTTAGTTGTACTTTTGAAACTTCTGATGCTTTTCCTGTACATTTATTATAGTAAAAACATCTTTGCATTATTCCTCTCTTTCTATCGTCTGATGTAGGAGGAAGTTTTAAAGAAAATGATTTTACAGATGAATTTATTTCTGGATTTTCTTTATCGAATTCATATCCAGGTTTATCACTAGATTCAGAATCTTCTGCTGTTCCAGTAGAAAACAACTCCATCGCTTTTGAAAAATCTCCTTTATCAAAATCTATTCCTGCTTTATCGAATATAGTACCAAAAGACGTTAGAACTACTTGTTTATTTGAGTTAATAAAGTTTCCTAAACGGTCAACTACCTCTTTTACGTTTGGTATATCTTTAACTTTAGTTAATTTATATTGTGATTTAGGTAAATACATTTGTATATAGTTTTATGCTGGACCCCAGTATTCAAAATGCCATAATTCTTCTTGTCTTGCGCCATCAGATAATCTCCAAGGATTATACCAGCCGTACTTAGCCCCTATTTCAGCCATTTGCTTCCATACTGGGTTCTGAATTCTTGCGTTTTTATTAGGTATATTAGTTTCTGCTCCTCCTACTAATCTCCATAAATTGCCGAAATCAACTGCAAGTCCATAACCATGTACACCTCCACCGACATTACTCCCGAACCTTAAAGCAGACGTTACTCTAAATTTTATTCCTGCTGTCACCATTTCGTTATACCATCCAACAAATTGTGCTGCTGCTTTTGTTTCAAGGTAGTATGATCCATTTACATTTGAAGAGCTACTACTTCCCCATGAAGCTCCAGGGGTACCTGGTCCACCTATAGGAGCAAAAATACCGTCTGTAGCTCCTTTTAGTACGTTAGATTTACCGTATGTTCTTGCTTTACTTCCCCACTCTCTTACTAGAGGTTTATTTGCGACAACTGGTGCTAGTCCTTTATTATGATATGGAGATCTTCTTCCTATCTTATTAGGATTAATAATCGGTGCAGGATCTTGTCCATCAGCAACGACTATTTCTCCCTGTTCACCTAATGTTGCTCCTGCCGTAGTTACACTACCTGCAGTTCCTCCTGATGTTGGTGATGATGAGTTGTTATTCTGATAAGGTACTGCTTCTGAGCTGTGTTTTTCGTTAAAGTATTCTATCTCTTCTTGTGTTGGTGGTTTAGTTGAGTAGAATTGTGTTTTTACATCTGTAGTCCATTTACCATCTGATATGTTATGAGAGAGTCCTGTTATTATAAATCCAAAATTTTCTGAATATTGGAAAGGTAGTACTCCTTCTTCTACTAGAAATGCTTGTCCTATCTTTAATCCTCCTATACCCATAGTTGTAAAAGATAATTCAACCGGTATCACACCTGGTGCTGGTGTTGGGTCTTCTTTTGATTTACTCTTCATTTCCACTACCCACTTTTGACACCACTCTTTATGGTACCCTTTTATATTAGCAACTGCTTTGCTATCGTAGTCTCCGTTATCTGCCCAAAAGCCAGAATTACCGTTAAGCTCTTCCCAGTAGTCGTGGTATGCTAAAGTCCATTTTTTTAACCTCTTATCTTCTGGTGTTTCTCGATTCTCTTTAACTTGTCCGTTATCGGCTGTATTTTTTTGAGATTTATGTCTTATGTGTCTATCTAATAAACCTCTATTCCACTCTAATAAAGGTGCTATATTATCTTTAGTATGTCCACCAGTTCCTTGAGCTGCTATAGATACCATACTAGCAATATTTGAACTAATTTTACTAGATATATTGAGGTTTGTAATTGTTGATTTAAGTCCTGTAAGGCTAATGGTTGGCAGTATATTACGTAGTGCTGGTGTTACTTTACGGTCTACTATATAAAATCTATCGTCCTGTTCATCGTATATTGTATCTAGGTCATTTATTCCACCTAAAGCCTCATTACATGCTTTCAATATAGTCCTTATAAAAGTCACCATATCGTTTCCTTCATTTTGGTCAGAATCTTCTGTCTTACTGATTATTTTATCCAACTCTTCTTGAAGTAGTTGGCAAGAAATTAGAATGTTTAGTATATCATCTGTCTCCCCTCTCATTAATCCTCTCTGTAGAGCTTCTACAACGTTCTTGTGAAACCCGTTTTTATATATGAGTCCTGGAGCATAAGAAGTAGTATCGTAGCCTACAACAGGGTCTCTCCAAAGTACTGGTTGTTTTTTAGAATCGTACACTGTGATATTTTGAACAGGCTTAGGTAATACACACACCATAGGATCGATTGAAAAATGCAAGTTGTTTGTAAGAAATTTACATTCTTTCTCATATGCTTGTTTGGTATCGTCTATGTCCTGGTATCCGGTGTAAAACTCAGTTAATTTTCTACCTGGTGTATTTGATCCCTTCTCTGGCTCTACAGTTGCATCTATTAAACTAACATATTGATTATATATATCTAAAACA